ATATAACGTTGGTATTTAGCAACTTCGCGCTCCTTTAGGAGACCGTTGTCCCATACCCATTCTTTACCTTCCATGATACCATTGACAAAAGCGTCAGGTGCGGAAGGGTCTGCTACAATATCAGCAGCAGTTGTAAGCATGAAGTCATCCGCAACAACGTTGCAGTCTTCTACTTTTTGAATGCTTCCCATACCACGGGAGGAAACACCAAGTTGCACGCCTTCACCTAACAAGTTTTTTGCAATGTTACCCATAGGTGTGTCAAGGATTTGTGCCTTGCCAATGAAGTTATTACCTTCTGCTTTTAGGGAAACAATCCTATGTGATACTCTATCAAGATTGATAGTAGGACCATCAGGATGACCGAGTTCACCTAGAGCTCGCTTAGATTGTACATACTCCTCATTGTATCTTCCAACTTCACGTTCGAGGACACTAAATGGATACATACGACCATTGCGGTTCTTTAATTCTGACTGGAGAAAGACACCTTCAATATAGAGAAGTTTCTTTCCGTCTCTCTCCTCAGTAAGGAGTTTAACGTCTTCAATCGTTTCCGTTATCAGTTTCATCGGTAGTTTCCTGTTCGGTTGGTTCATCAAAAAATGTGTTTGCTACTACCTTTTTGTAATCTGCCATAGCATCAGATGCTTTAGCAAATAACATATCGTGAATAGCATCAATTGCTTGAGCTCTATCGTTATTTGCAATTTGATTAACGATATCTACTTCACCTTGATGTGTGTTTACTTCAGTGTGTTCTGCCATAATATTAGATCAGTATAATTTATTTAGTAGATGCGGAAGGTGACGGCATTTTCTTTGCCTTATCAACTTCCCTTTCTGACGCTGAATCAGCAGCAAGTTCTTGTCTTTCCGCAGCAGCATCTGCTTGGATACCAGAAATTTCTGGTGCCATAGCACTATTTTGTTGTGACATTGTATCCAACATATTTGTTTCTGCTGGATCAATAGCAAGACCAGAAGCAATATCTGCTTTCATCTGCTTATCAATTTCACGCATCTCATTGTTAGTTTGTCCGAGAATTTCTTTACGAACATACTCTACAGAGAAATACTTACCAACAAAAGGATCCATTTGACTGACAGTCATCATACGTTGGTTCATCATTTCAATGTTTTTTAATTCATTAAAATGATTATCAAATAAGAAGTCATATTGAATATGCTCTTTCATCTCCTCCCAATCTTCTGGAGCAATTACTCCTTTAAGGATGAGCTGAGTTTTGAGCATGTCTTGGAACATCTCACTGAATCTCTTGCGGAGACGACCAATGAACTTCGTGAACTTAAGTTCATCACGGAGGACTTCAGTGGTCTTACCGAGATTAAATCCTTTGTTATCGTCTGTGAGACGAGAAGGGGGAAGATTGAGAGAGTTATAAAGTTTCTTTTTAAAATACTCAACGTCCTTAAGTTCTCCAAGGTTCTGTCCTCCAGGCAGCGTAGTAATTTCAGTACCACGTCCACCCTCTCTACGAGGCAACCAAAAATCCTCTAGCATACTCATGTGCTTTTTGTCGTCACGCATCTCACCAGTGTTTGCGTCATACACTAGTTTGTTACGATAGCGACTCATAACATCGCGCAAGTATTGCTCTGCTTTGACCTTAGGTAGATTACCAACATCAATGTAGAAAATTCTACGCTCAGGAGCACGAGACAATCTGTAGATAACAATTGAATCTTCAATCATTCTAAGTTGATTGAGTGTCTTAATTGCCTTGTGTAGGAAACCAAGAGTCATTCTTTTGTTTAAATCTTGTAATCCAGAAGGACAAAATGTGATTGAGTCAGGTGCCATCTTGACACCTTGAGACAATGACATGTCACCAACTGGTCCTAATACACCACCTTTATAAAATCCTTTTGGATTATACAGATAGTAATCAACAAACGTTCCGTATTCATACTCAAGTGCAGTGCCCTTAATTGCTTGGCGAGCTAGAGAATCTTTCGGTTTGTTTTCAATTTTTTGTCGGACCTTCTTGATCTTCATGGGATCAACGTATCGAAGTTCCGTAATACCTTTCTTTGGATTATCTAAATCAATAACCTTATGATAATATAAACGTCCGTCAATATACCAAGATCTGACAATCTCATGTGCGCGATTATCAAAGTTTAAAAGTTTTAAAATGTGTTTAAATTCATCTCTAACTTTCTTTTTAATATTCATCCCAGTATCTAAATTATCTAGATTAATTTCTACTGGAGAATCGTAAACATCACTTACAATAAATTCGTTAACAACTTCGTCAACTGCACTATCAACCTCAGGGTGTAGCGCCATGTCACGATAACGGCGAATCATCTCAAACTCATTACGAGCTTGATTATCCGTATCTACATATGTCCCATAATATCCGCCTGCTGCTACAGCAATTGCCTCATCAGCATTAGGAGGGACAGGGGACTGACCCTTCTGACCCTCCTTGCGATTAATTTGGAAGCCAAATAACTGACTCATGATTACCTATTCAAATAAGTGCGCTTCCAACTATTTATCAGGTTGAGAATTTCCTGATTATGTGAGTGTTGTAGGTGGTTGAGCAGCAGCTGCGGCAGCAGCAGGAGCAGTAGCACCAGAAGTTGTCCAGTAAGACATTTGGAACTCAACTGTGAACTCTTCAATTTGATCATTGCTATCATAAGCAAGATCAATAGAAGATACAGAAGTTGGGAAAGAGTGCATCAACTCGTAGGTTCTAATAATAGAACCACCAGGTTTGATATCATTTTTCTCAAGTTGATGAACCTTAATGGTTGCCATATAACCTGACTCACCAAATTCAGGAATGAATCTAGGAGCAGTGTTCTCCTGATGAGTGTTGATGAACTGTGACCATTCTTCAAAGAAACCACGGACTTTGAAATCCTTGTCATTGAAGAATGTTGCACTCCAGTTATCGAATGTACGGTCTCCCGCAATTTTTACAGTTCTTCCTCTAAAGGGAACTTCGATAACACCTAAGTTGGATCCAGGAAGGTTAGTGGACTTACAAAGTAAATTTGTAAGTTCCAAGTCCCCTCCCGTTGGTCCTGCACCTGATGGGAATTGGATATCTACCTCAAACATATTGGGCTTAACGCCCTGTTTAATTTGTTTTAGAAATCCGTCGATACCTGATGAAAGTGGCATTTTTTTTACCTCGTTACGTTTATCTGATTATTTTTAATTTATCTACCAATAACTTCACTGAAAGAAACTCCAGTTCTTGTAGCAGTTAATGTAACTGTTACATAATTGATTGAGCGAGTGGGTTGTAGATAAAGTTCAGCAACGAACTCGTTAGCATCAATAACTGAAGCAGTGTTATTGCTTTCGTCACAGACGACGAAGAAATCTGTTAGTCCTCTGTCAGCTTTAATTTGGGCAAGGAACCCATTAATAGCAGAAGTGAAACCACCACGGGTGAGCGAATCATTTTGCTCAAATAGTACGCCTCTAGCAAGTTGTCTAGATCTCTTTTCAATGTTGAGGAATAGACGGCGAACATTGATTCTATCGAAAGCAGATGGGGAAGACAATGCTGTCTTATCACCGAATAGAACAGGACCAGATCCAGCAAGAGAAACGATTGGGTTAATTCTTGAAGTATAAAGATCGTCTCTATCTGCAGAACCAGGATTGTATGCGAGTTTGACTACATTACGTAGACCACCTTTATTAACACCTGCAGGAGAATACCAGTCAGCAAGTGCAAGTGAAGTTCTTACACATAAACCAGCAACGTCTCCGTTACATGCAATGTAGCGATACTTATCGTTGAAACGATCATAGGTATACTTGATACCACTATCGAATACTGCATAAGAAGTAGAGGTAAGACCATCGAAGAATGCAATAGTTTTATCTCTTTGATCTGCAGAACTTAATGCTACGTTTCCAGATGTAGCAACTTGGTTACCAACATAAGGAGAAACAAATGCTAAGCAATCAGTTCTAGAAGTTGCAAGTGCAATAACAGAAGCATACTTACCAAGAGTTGCTGCTTGAGCATCAGCATAACCAGATTCGCCAGTTGCCCATGTGATAGAACCACCACCTAGAACAAAGTCAATCGATACATCTTCTGTATCTAAGAATTCGTTATATGCAGAACTAATTTGACCAACTGTGTACTCATAATCGTCAGCACCATCAGTTAAGTCATACTCTCTAACAGTAGAGAGACCTAAAGTTACAGGAGATGCAGCAGTAGCACTGTATGAAGAAGCAGTGTTGCCCCAAGCACCAGCACCATAAGCAGCAACATCAGCGCCACTTAGTGTTGCACCAGTAAAGATTGTGGAAGCGAATTCGTTAATAGAATCCTTATAGAAATTAGAAGCACCTTCTGCAGTTCTTGCATCAGATACTTTGGAAAGATATGTCAATCTTTCTACGATTGTGTTTGTGCTTTCGTCTAAAACAGCAATGTGAAGTTCATCAAATTTTAGATGACGCTCAGATGCCCAAACAGAAGTACCAGGACGTGGAGCAATTGCAGATAGTTTTAAACCTGTCGTTCCAATTTCGGTATTGTTATACCAACCTTGTACTGATGTTACATTCAAATCAGCACTTGCTGCACCAGCACCAGTGATAACATCTGCTGCTGCGATGAGTGTGGTAGGATCGTCTAGAACAACTGCAACTGATAAACCATCAGCAGCTGCGGAATAAACTTTACCTGCTTTACCACCAACAGTGATTGCATCACCTACTGAAGGAACAGAGGCAAAGGCAGCGTCAAGTGTGACAATTTGATCTGCGCCACGGTCTACAACAATAACCTTTAAGTTACTGCCATCAGCACCTGCTGAACGTGCGATAAACTTCTCAGTGGAACCTACGCCAGCATCGAAATCTGCTTTTGATTTTACTAGAACACCTGTTCCAGAAGCAGTGGCGTTTTTAACATCTGTTACAGCGCGAACGACTGCTAAACGACCACCGTAGTTTAGGAATTCTGCAGCGATTAACCAATCTTCTGCGTTTCCCTCTGCGGGAGAACCGAAAGTATCGATTAGTTCTCTCTCGGAATTAATTTGTGTAATTGTGCCTACTGGTCCAGTTCTAAAACTGGAAGCAAATGCTGCTGTAATAGATGATGCACCTACAACTACTGCATTTGATAAATCACGTTCTCTAATAACAACACCAGGCGAGACTTGACTTGCCATGTTTTTTCTCCTTGGATACTCCAAAAATTATCTAAATCTATTTAGATTTTTTGACTTCTCTAAGGTGGTGAACTGTGCATGAACTACCAGTCAGGATATCCCCAGTCAGCAAATGGATCTCTCTTTTTTCTAGATGTCATCACCCTTTTGACTGTACAGTCCTTACATTCATATGCATATGCAGATGGATGACCTTTTTTAGATTTACGAGTCATGTAAAAATCTTCTATTAAATTTTTATTTTTACTACATGACCTGCATTTTCTTTCTCTAAAAAGTAAATGTTCTAGTGAAAACTGGTCTCCAATATCCATCAGTAGTTCCACATATACCCGACTTCTTCTTGCTTATCTCCATACGCCCACAGATCACCATCTGCGTCCAGAAAGGTGTCGTCGCCCATACCATCATCAACAAAACCAAAAGGAGCCATATCCTGTTCAATTTGATTTCTTTGTTCATCGTAGATCCTTCTTCTAATGTCCTGATCTGTCATCTCTTTGAAGTATTCTTGCATGACTAACCATGCGAATAATACCATACACATTACAAGGTCATCATGATATCCCTCGTCTGCTTCCCACGCTTGTTTCTTTTGTACAAATGTAGTTAGCTCTTGGAAAATATTAAAGTCATTGAATACTAATTTATCTTCTTCGATAATAGCTTTGAGATTAGAGCAACCGATCTTCTTGACCGTTACACTCATCTTGACACCTAGTTGGGTTTTTGATCCTGAGAATCCTTGACCCACAACTTGCCCTGCTCTTCCACGCATCGCACACATAAGAACGTTAGGATATTCAAGATCGTAATTAAGAGTAGCAGCAATTGAATCTCCAATGTCATTTACTTCTACCAAAATGTATGGGTTGTTATATTCTTTTGCTACCTGAAAGATGACGGACGGAAACAGTACAGGTTTAATCTCATTATTTCTGTACTTCGCAACGATCTTATACGGCATCGTGGTGATATCAAACACGACAAAAGCACTGTAGTCGCCACCAATTCCCCTGGCAACATCGACAGTAATAATATATTCGTGATCTTTTTCTGCTCTCTCGTAAATGTCAAGTCCTGCATTGCTCTTAATTGGATCAGCGAATGGTATAGTTTGGAGTTTCGCTGGACTGATTAATGTATCAGCAGATCCAAGGAAGTCGCATTCAAACTCCTGTGCGAATTGTCTGGGAGATGTGTTCTTAATTGTCTCTTCTTTCCACTTGGCATCCCTTCCAGGGACCTGTGACCAGTGGACTTCATTAGTGATATAATCATTCTTACCACGCCTAGCATCCTCCCACATCTTGTAGAAGTGATTCATGCCGTTAGGCGTTGAGATGATAATTACCTTCGTTGATTTACCAGAAGTAATAGTAGGATAAACAGAGGCAAAGAATTGCTCCGCAACATGGTTTGGAACGAATGCGAACTCATCGAGGAAGAGAATGTTAAACGACATGCCTCGGACAGCACTTGCAGATGTAGAAGCTGCCAATATCTTACTGCCATTCTCTAACTCAACATTACCTTTGTTCCATACAAGGATACCATGCTGCATCCACTTAGGCAAGTTTTCATAAGCAAGTTGTAATCTTCCTAGCAGTTCCCTAGCGGTAGATGCCTTGTTTGCAAGAATACCAATGTTAACACTATCATAAAAGATTGCATAGTAAAGAAGATAAGCGACAACCGTAGTAGATTTGCCTGTTTGTCTTGGGAGCTTTGCGATGTTGAATCTGTTCTCATGAAAGTCGCGCAAAATTTCTTTTTGAAAACCATACATGCTAAAGGGAACTAAACCCTCATCTAGCGAGATGATCTTGATATAATTCATTGCAAAATAAATTGGATCTTGTTTACACTTGATCCATTCGTCAATTTGTTTTTTAGTAAACTGTATAGGGGTTCCCGCTTTCTTTAAATTGGGATTGCCCAAATATACATCATTAGTTGCCACAACAAATCTAGTTCACTACTAGTATTTAGAGATCTCCAAATTTATCATTCATTTCATTGATGGCATCTTTTTTTCCTTTGATCATACCATCAATATATCCTGCACGATATTCCCAAGTTTGACCACCGTCTTGTCCTTTCTTGGGATTGATACACTGATCATTCCCATACTTATTACAAACAAGACCAGCAAGATCTAATTCACTGGAGTCAGATGAACCACCTGTACCACGCCAGACATGAGTCCCATTGATCCAAGTGGCACCACACTTTTCACATTCCTTTCGCTCTAACTTTAAATCTGAAAATTCGTTAGTCATAAATTAAATATCCATATTTGAAAAAGTGTAATCTGCAAGCATTGCAAACAATCTATTTTTAAGTTGTACAAGATACTCTTGTTCTTCTGCTGGTCTTGCAGGAGACCCAGGCCACATTTTTATTGAATAACATATGTGATCGTATAGCATACGAATCTCATCGATTTGGATATACATTATAAAGTCGTATTCGTCTTCGTTTGGTATATCCATTATAGATCAATCGACAAGCGTTCCATGTGCTCTCCTAATTTCTTTTAGTGCTTCTAAGTTCATATCTTTAGTGCCACCATCGTATGCGTGAGCATACCCTTCTTCAATCATTTGTTCATTGAGAGACACACTTGCGTCCCCAATGTATAACCAGCCAAGAAGACGACCATATTTACCGACGCCACCAACAAGTTCAGTCCTAACAGACAACTCATCATCACCAGCCAAAGTGCTTTCGAGTTTTGCCTTGAGCCAGTTGGTTGCGTCGATTCCAAGTGCCTTCTCCTCTAAGTTTTTGGTCCTTTTTTCTGGCGTATCAACTCCTGCAACTCTAACTCTTTCTTTCTTGTATAAGTCAAACCCAAGATCAATTGTGACATCAATAGTATCACCATCAAGTACACGATTGATCTCCGTTACTCTGAAGTTGTAGCAGCTCTTCCTGCTCGGTGGTGTCATTGCTCCCATCTTCTAACTCTGCAAATGCTTGTCTTAGTATGTATACAACTACGAACAGCGCGAGACCTAGTGCCATTATTACCATGATGATTACAGACCACACAGGATCGTTAGAATTATCAAGAGGACGTAGTAATAAATTCATCTTTTACTATCAGGACTAGGGATTAATTGATATGCCATCTTATCTCTTAGTTGATTGACACGCTCTTCATTATACTGCTTGAAGTTTCCTCTCTTCTCAACTTTTTTATAGTAGTGTAATGCATTGAGGATGATTGCATAGTCATCCATATCTAATTCAAAGTTCATTTAAACGGTTCCCAATGTTGCCAACCATATTTGTGAACTGCCCACATACCAAGAATGGGGACGAAGACCAGGCACCATGCCATTAGTCCACATCCCCATGGGTTGTTTAATACTGTTCCACAAAATCTAGCGAAATGTAATAACATTACTTAAAATATTTTTCTAATACATCTATACGCTCTTGCTCATGAGCAATAACGTCAAGTTGATCTTGGATAGCAGCAAGCACATCAGGGTGCTCACCAATACCTACAGGATTTTTGAGATAGATCTCAATATTTACCTTTGCTTTTCTAATGTTGCCTTCAGCTTCCAAACGTAGTGCGCTGATAATTTCGTATCTCATAATTTTTTACTTAATGATAGTAAGCATTGTCTAATCCCCATGTAATAGAATACACTATTAATCCCAAAATTGCAATTGCTTTTGTCCACACCATTTTACCCATGGATCCTCGTTGTGTAGGCAAGAGTCAGGATGTACCCACCCACTATTTAATTCTTTTAACCTCTCTCTGAGGTGTTTATTTTCGAGTTTCAACATATAAATTTGGTGCTTTAATTTTTCATTTAATCTCATATCGTTTTTTCCAAATCTCCAAGAAATACCTATCTACCTGATAGAGATCAGATAGCGGTGGTGGTACTCTATCTATGTCTTCAGACCATAACCTGCATAAAGATCTCATTTCATGAGTAATTTTATTTGGTGTAAACATTCTAGAAAATGATGACATGGCAAAAGCATATCTCATCTTAATGCGCTGTTCCATTTCCGTCATATTTGTCACTTTCATAGTAGACATTCTCACCTTTTCTGTACCCGAAATATGCGGTGGCACATATGAATGGTAGTGATCCGAAAAGTAAGACATGTGCGAAGGTCATAATTCTGGCGGGGGTTGTGGGAATAGATGATATGGTCCTGTAGGAGATGCTAGTTTTGCTTCAATAACACGACAAAGGCGATCAACTTGTTTCTTGTCAGATCCACATGGAGCATTGTGTAGACATCTGAGCATTAGTAAGTCATCACTAATTTTTGGTTTAATAGTAAACCCCCATTTGTCTACCTTCTCATCAGTTGGTGCCTCTACATTATTCATTAGATTACACCTGGAGATAGTGATTGAAAGATTTTAGAGCAAGCATCAATAGCATAAGGTGCTCCATATACTCCAGAGAAGATATATGAGATGCCCAACTTGGAACAATATTTCTCAAGCTCCCTACATTTTGATATGTCTCTGTTGCTATAATCAATAATGATATCACCCTCTTCAAGTAATGGTAGCAACTCATCAAGTGTGTCTTCTACTTTTACTTCTGGAAGTGTGATCTGAAAGATGCCAGGAACTTTACCAGCACTGGTAAATTTTTTACCATCGGACTTAACTGCTTGAACAAGATATTCTAGTGAGGTTACACACCCACTAAGATGTCCTGCTTCATATTGTCCACAGGCATTCTCATAGTTGGTACTACTGTAACCCCAAACTTCAATTCCTTTTTCAATCATACGGCGAGACATACCTTCACCAGTACGACCAAGACCAATCATTCCAACTTTCATTATATAACTCCTCAATATAGTTTTTCTTCTTGTTCTGTAAGAACTACACAATCACTTGTAGGTTTTGCAACACAAGTTAAAATAAATCCTTCTTCCATTTGATCATCGTCAAGAAATGATTGCTCTTCTTGATCTACTGTTCCTGATTCTAATTTTCCTGCACATGTAGAACATGCTCCTGCTCTACAAGAATATGGACC